GGGGGGTCGGCGTAGGGAGCTTGTGGTGCCCGAGCGCCCAAACACCCCCGCCGATGGCGAGGCCGGTGAGGGTCGCAACGAAGAAGGTTGCGTCGTCGGGTATAGGGGCGGCACGGGGGGCTGGCATCCTTACTTGGTGGTGCGCGTTTATTTTGCTGGATGAGAATCCCTGGAGTCAGTGGGAGAAGAGCTCCTCCCTGGCCCGGTCAGTCAGCTGTGGCTCGGAAAAGTCTCATCCCATCCCCTAGCCCTATAGTATAATGGTTAGTACACAGGATTCTGACTCCTGTAATCCAAGTTCAATTCTTGGTGGGGCTATGCCGCCTCAATAGCACAGTAGTAGTGCGTCTGTCTTGTAAACAGAAGGTCCGCGGTGCGATTCCGCGTTGAGGCAGAGCCATAACGCGGTCTCCGGTAGGTTTCTGCGTTGAGGCACACGGTGCCGACCGCGGTCTCCGATAGGTTTCCGCGTTTGGCGCTTATTCAATAGTATCAAGACTCACCACCTCACTGGCACCCTGGCTGGCCGACTCTCCATACTCAATATCAATCATCTCCATGCTGCGTGTGCCTTCACCAGAGCCAGATGTGCCAGGACATTGCGTCGGGCTCACAATCAGTGTTGTGCTACATGGCGGTGTAAACACCAGGGGGCGATTTCTGTTGGATGTCCAGTTGTAATTAGGACACAACTGAATATGTAACAGCTGTCCACGCCGATACAGCATCTTTCGCCCCTGTGTTGTTAGCGGATACCAGAGTGTCGGTGTTATAACTGGTTTGGTAGAATAGGTTATAAAGCCGGCTTCACAGATACGCAGACGTGTAGCTGCGTCGGTGCTCTCCACCAGCTCAAAAAAATTCCAGGCTTCGCGTTTGCTGGTGAGTTCGCGTGCCGTACATCGGGAGAACGCAGGATTGCCTGATGGAAATCGTTGACCTATCCAGTCGGGCGATACTATGTTGTAAATATCACAGGCACTCAGATCTGCGCCAGACATCTAAATCGGGTGGCGATTTGGGTTTACAGAAAGCAGGGGATGACAGATGCAGGCTGGTACTGTTACATGCTGGTCTGCTGCGATGCTGGGTCGGAACGTCGGACGTATGTGGGGGCAACTGTCGCGCCGGACCGGCGACTGCGGCAGCATAACGGGGAGCTTGTGGGCGGAGCACGGGCGACGGCGGGGCGGCGATGGCGGCGGCAGTTCCTGGTGGGAGGATTCGGATGTGAACGCGATGCGCTGCGTTTTGAGTGGCGCTGGAAATGGCTGACGCGGCAGGCGCCGGGTGCAACACCGTTGGAGCGGCGGACTCATGCTCTGTCGCTGCTGCTGAGCGACTGGGAGGAGGAGGGGATTACAGTGCTGGAGGGCAGCGATTAGAAATAATTTATAATATCTCTTTGACCAGACCGCGGCGCGATGCGGTCCAAGAGATTAATTTTGATGGGGCGCGTCCCCAGTTTTTAGTTGGAATAAGCTAGGCCGGCCATGCCCGCCATGATGCGCAGCACATTGTAGTTCGTGGCATACACGCGGACGATGTTGCTGGTATTTCCGTTAAATGCGCTAGGAGTCAGCGTCAGGTTCAACACACCGTTGTCAATGCGCGAGAAGTTGCAGCTGCCCGACGGCTGGTGCTCCTCTGGCCGGATGGCAAAGGAGTACACGTTGATGCCCGTGGAGGGCGATGCAGTGTGGTGCTGGAAGGTCTGGACACGGTTGAAGTACTCACCCTCACGCTCCTCAAAGCGATCGTGTCCGTTCAGCTGGATCTTCGCCACCGCAGTAGGGTTGCGGTTGTTGGCATCCGTGTAGTTGTAGGGCTCATTATCCGCACCAGTGCAGTCAATGTAGCTCGGGTTCTGCACCACCCACACAATCTCCTTAACCGGATGGTTCAGGTCCAGCTTGATCTTGTTGCTGGTAGAGGTCACAGACTCCTCGCCCGTGAACTGCAGCTGCTCCACCAGGTACTCGTGGGCCACCTGGGCGAACCGACGGCGCTCCTCGGTATCCAGATAGATGTAGTCCACCCACAGAGATGCAGCAACCAGGCCCTTGGCGTTCAGCGTATTCAGCGCAGTAGCACGCGCGGCGGCACTGAAACCAACAGTCTCAATCAGATACTTAAGCTCGTTGAACTCCAGGTTGACCTTCACCTCGTGGTACTGGAGAGCAATCAGCGGCAGCGCCAGACCGTAGTGGCGGTTGAACCAGAACTCCAGGGGCACATACAGGGTGTGCTCAGGGAGGCAAGAAGTAGCAACACCTGTAATATCACCACATACCAGCGCATCAGTACCATTAGCGGCTAGCTGCGAAATAAACTTTGCAGGGGTGCAACCAGGCTCAGCATCAGTGCAACCATCAACACAGGCTGAACTAACAGACTGAATGCCACCATAGCCGTTCACCATGTGCAGGTAGTTGCGGGTCTTGCCAGGAGCCAACGTCAGCTCGTTCCAGATATGGAGCCAGTCGCCGTAGTGCTTGTCAATCACCTGGCCGCCAATCTCAATCTCCACGTTCTTGATCAGATACTGACCAATGAACGGGATCCAGCTGAAGCCAGCAGACACGTCGTCGCCCACCTCGGGCAGCGTAGCCTGCAGGTAGACCTTGGAGATCAGGTCGCCGTTGCGGCTGATGGTGGCCGTCACCTTCTTGCCGAAGGAGGCTACACCGTTGAAGGTCTGCTCGATCGACTCCATCGCGAAGTTGGAGTGGCGACGATAGAGCTGCTTAAAGAAAGTGACCTGCGGGTTCGCCGTCAGATACACGTCCTGCGCGCCATAGGCAACCAGCTGCATAAGACCACCACCTCCGGACATTGGTTATATCCTTCCCGGAGAAAATAAATTTGGGCGCGGTGGGGCGCGATGGGGGTTCAGGCGATGTGCTGGATTGTGTCTGCTGTTGCCCGTTTCTTTCGTTTAGAAACAGTAGCCAAGAATCGCTTGAGCTGCGCGATAACTGTCTCTTCCGGCTGCGTGGCGGCTGCGGATTGAAGTGCTTTTAACTCTTCTACTGATACTATATCGGGTGGCTGGTCCGCAATAAACTCCTGTTCGCGACCAGTCAAGAGCGCATCATAGAGACTGGCTGCCTTCCAGTGTTTTCGCACGGGGATAGATGCCTCCCCCACATCAGATAGCACCACTAATGGCGCAGGAATCTCTGAAAAGTGAGCGGCAATCTGCTTATTTTTCTCATAGAATACGTCAATATCAATATCATTCTTAGAGAGATTACAGGATTTACAGCAGGATGCACAGTTAAATACGGTATATCCCTTCCTGCTATCTCTTCTGTCAATTCCAGTATTTCCTTTAAAGCCGCATAGATAACAAGGTTGTGATATGATGGCGAAAAACTCTTTTTCATTCAGCATGAAATCGATACTTCTGCTTTCGGCACCTAGCTTGTATGTCAGATAGTTTGCTGGTGCGCTTCGTGTGTAGTAGCAAGACCATTTGGTAAAGAATTCAGGTGTCGCGCTACCAGGAGCTGTAATTAGTTTTGCGCGCTCAACAAAGAAAGCCGGGTCATAGGTTAGTTTCATACGATTACACTCTTCGCAGCACGGGCGACAGTTCTCTTTGGTGTATCCTTTTAAATTATCATAACGGTCAATCCCATTCACCTCATCTGCCTTCTTGTGCTGACAGTAGTAGCAGGGAGAGCAGACAAGCTCTGTGAACTCTTCAATCGTGAGTTCAAATACAAAGTCTCGTTTCACAGCATTCCTGAAATACTGTTTGAAGTGTTTGTGTTGATTTCTTAGCAGCTCGTTTTTATAGTTGCGGACTCTCCCCACTCTCTTTGCATCCTGCTTCTGCTGATTAGCACGACAAGCCGGACAGGCACGACTCTGTTTTCCGTGAGCAGTCTTGAACGGCGCAAAGTCTTTTCCACAATAGCAGCAGACCTGAATGTTGGTACCGGTCTTGGCAGTAGCAGCGGCCACGGTGGTGTGTAGCGTTTTCAGCTCAGCATAGCGTTTGTTATCTTTGATACGCTGTTTCTCCAGACAGGCAGCGCAGCTGCTTCGGCCAGGCTCACATATGTTCAGACAGCCGCGGGCGACATCACAGTAGGCGATTCCAGATGTCAGTAGCTCATCGCGTTTGTGTTTGCCACAGTAGGAGCTCTCCTTAGCGCGGTTCTTACAGCCATCGTGTGCGCACGGCGCCGCAGCCGCTGTAGCCTTTGCCGCTTTACAGCTGTCGCAGGCGGTGTTCGGTTTTGTAGTGGCGTTATCACACCCGCGAAAGAATAACCGGCACCAGATTTTGCCGGCGGCGACCCCCTCATCATAGATGCGATTGCGCTGGTGGCGCCCGCAGTATGCGTTATCGGCAGAGGGAGGAAAGCGACAGGTTGCGCCTCTGCGGGGGCCCTCTTGGACAATAGCGCAGCAGGTGGTCGGCGCCGGGGCTGCTGGGGTGGCGGTTGTCCCCAGATTATCCACGATACAGGCAACGTCCATTTGTTAGGGTTATGATTTGTAATCCATAGCCCAAACGAAAGTAGTAAAGTTTTCGTGATAGCATCGGGAAAGTTGCTTGTCCCCAGATTCTTTAGTTGGAATAAGCAAGTCCGCCCATACCACTCATAATTCTCAACACGTTATAGTTCGTCGCATAGATCCGCACCTTGGCCGTCTTGCCGCCGCCCACCGTGTTGTTGGACAGAGTCAGCACCAGCGTGGCGTTGTCAATACGGGACATGTTGCAGCTGCCGCTGGGCTGGTGGTCCTCGGGGTTCAGGGCGAACGAGTACACGTTGATGCCCACCGCGGGGATGTTGGTGTGGTGCTGGAAGGGCTGCACCAAGTTGAAGTACTTGCCCTCACGCTCAGAGAAACGGTCATGGCCGTTCAGCTGCACCTTGGCCACCACCGTGGGGTTCTTGCCGGCCAGACCCTCCACAGTCGTGATGGAGTAGCCAGACTCCAGCGCCGCGCGGTCAAACCAGTCCGAGTAGTTGAACGGCTGCTGGCCCTTCCACTGGTCCATGCTGCCGTCGCAGGCCACGAACGAATCGCGCTGCACCACCCAGATCAGCTCCTTGCACGGGTGGTTGAAGGACATCTTGATCTTGTTGGCGCTGGAGGTCACAGACTCGTCGCCGGTGAACTGCAGCTGCTCAATCAGATACTCGTGGGCCACCTGGGCGAACCGGCGGCGCTCCTCAGTGTCCAGGTAGATGTAGTCCACGTACAGAGACGCGGACACCAGACCGGCGGAGTTCACACGGGTCAGGATGGCAGACTCGTTGGTCCAGCACAGGTTGCGAAGTTCGTTGAACTCCAGGTTGATCTTCACCTCGTGGTACTGGAGGGCGATCAGCGGCAGCGCCAGACCCGCATGGCGGTTGAACCAGAACTGCAGGGGCACGTACAGGGTGTACTCGGGCGCGCAGCTGCGGGCCTCCGCGCTGGCGTGGGGCTCACCGCCGGCGCAGTCATCGTCGCAGCCACCATCGGGGCCCACCTGGGTCAGGGTGTTCACCAGCTCGGGCACGTTGCCCACCATCTCGGCGTAACCGGCCTGCTTGCCCGCGGGGCGGGTCAGCTCATTCCAGATGTGCAGCCAGTCACCGTAGTGCTTGTCGATGCGCTGACCGCCGATCTCGATCTCTACGTTGCGGATCAGATTGTGGCCCACCCAGTTCAGCCAGCGGAACTGCGCACCGGAGCCATCGGTCGACTCCAGCTCCACCTGAGGCAGCGTGGCCTGCAGATAGGTGCGGTAGATCAGGTCGCCGTTGCGGCTGATGGTGCTGGTCACACGCTTGCCGAAGTTGGCCACGCCGTTGAAGGTCTGCTCAATCGCCTCCATCGAGAAGTTGGAGTGCCGGCGATAGAGCTGCTTGAAAAAGGTCACCTGGGGGTTCGCCGTCAGATACACATCCTGGGCGCCGTAGGCCACGAGCTGCATCAGACCACCGGACATTTAAGTGCTTATACTCCTGCCGTAGAAAATATTCTGGAGGAGGATGAGCGCAACCACGGTTGAGACTAAAGCCGTTATTTCTGCTAATTATAAGCAGGAATCACACTAATTATGGATACGGGTGAGATTGTAGGTACGGCATCTACAGGCATGAGTTTGAAGCACGTGCTTGTTGCAGAGCAGATACCGGAGAGTCGTCATACAATCTCCAAGCCAACTACGCTGGAGGCACATCATCAGACAAAAATGCGCGAATTTGAAGCTGCCCGGGAAGGAATCGCTGAACTACGGGCACAGTTGGCAGAGGCAGAGGAGCAGATAGATTCTATGGAAAGTGCGGCTATGTTTTCAGATGAATGGCGGGCGCTATCAGAGCATATCGAGACGCTCCGGGAGAAAATTAAAAGGATAACAACGGACGATGGACGTCTCGACTATTTCCTGGATGTGGGCGATATGCTATTTCAGTACTATGATGCGCAAGAATCACTTGCCCGTGGCACTATCCGTGGGCCTGTAGCTGGTCCAACGCGTTTGCCAGCGAATTCAGTTCTGAGTTATTTTTCAGGAGGGGCCGGGGCCGGGGCCGGGGCTGGGGCAGGAGCCGGAGAACCCTCTACGGTCGTACCCACCCCACCACCAACAACCGTTCGGGCCAGTGTTATAGATACAACAGCGGGTCTGGGACGTGACAAGATGCTCGAGCGCTATCTGGCGGTGGTGGATCCGGGGGCTATTAAATCTGGTATTCTGCCGGGCTCTGGGATTGAACCGGGATGGGGATCCTGTCCGGCCTGTTCAGTCGAAATGACCTTTTATCAGAATGAGGCGAAGCTCGGGTGTCCATCGTGCGGATATGAGGAGTTTATCCTGATTGATTCAGAGAAGCCGAGTTATAAGGACCCACCCCGGGAGATTACGTATTTCGCATACAAGAAGGCGAATCACTTTAACGAGTGGCTTGCACAGTTCCAGGCAAAGGAGAATACTGATATTCCGGTCGATGTAATTGAGGCGGTGCTGGCGGAGCTCCGGAAGGAGCGGATCTCGGACCCAAAGAAGGTCAAAAAGGAGAAGATTCTGGAGGTGCTCCGGAAGTTGAAGCTGAGCAAGATGTACGACCATGTTCAGCAGATTAAGAACCGGATACAGCAACAGATGACGTCGCTGACGTTGTCAAAGGAGACAGAGGAGAAGCTCCAACATATGTTCAAGGAGATTCAGCCGGCGTTCATCAAGTACTGCCCGAAAGGGCGCTCTAACTTCCTGTCGTATCCATACGTGCTTTACAAGATGTGCCAGCTGCTGGAGATGGACGAGTTTCTACCATGCTTCCAACTGTTGAAGTCACGGGAGAAGCTATATCAGCAGGATCAGGTATGGCAGAAGATCTGTGCAGATTTGGGTTGGCAGTTTATCCGGAGTATCTGATGGGAGGGGTGGGGTGCGTTCCCAGTTAAAGACTGGATTCTTTGGAAGAGTGTAGCAGTCGGTGGTGGCGCCGGGGTGCCCAAAGTTGACTGGGCTTGAGGGCGGGGGCTGGCTGCTACAGTGGTCCAGTAGCTCAGTTGGTTAGAGCACGTCTCTTATAGGCTAGTTCCTATGCGCGCGAGGATGAGGTCGTGGGTTCGATCCCCACCTGGACTATACCAACGCATATAGTTCAACAGTTAGAATACCCGCCTTTCACGCGGGAGGCCCGGGTGCGATTCCCGGTATGCGTATTTTTGGCACCTGCTGTGCTCTTTTAATAAAGGAGTACAGGGGGTGACCCCCTCATTCGGAGCAGTACAGTGGTAGTACACCAGATTGTGGCTCGCGGTAGGCGAAAGTCTATCATAGTTAGCGTCGGAAGAAGCTCTGGCAACGGTGGTTCGATTCCACCCTCCGAAACTGGTCTAATAGCTCAGTGGTTAGAGCTTGGCTCTAATAAGGCCAGAGTCGCAGGTTCAATCCCTGCTTGGACCAATCTACACAGATGGGAGAGTGGTTAATCCGCAGCGTTGAGGTCGCTGTCCCGCAAGGGTCGCAGGTTCGAGTCCTGCTCTGTGTATCGGGCTACAAACTTCGCCCACGACCTCTCCATTTTGACCAGGGGGTCG